CGATGTTCCATTTATACCCGAAGTACCGCCGCTTCCAGCAGTTCCATTGATACCTGATGTACCAGAAGTTCCTGATGAACCACCGCTTCCTGCAGTTCCATTAGTACCTGATGTACCATTAGTACCTGATGTACCATTGATGCCTGATGTACCATTGATGCCTGAAGTTCCATTAATACCTGATGTTCCTCCACTTCCAGCAGTTCCATTAATACCTGATGTTCCTCCACTTCCAGCAGTACCTGTTGTTCCGCTAGTGCCCGAAGTGCCGCGTGTACCAGAAGTACCAGAAGTACCTGATGTTCCTGAAGTACCCGATGTGCCACTCCCGCCGGCAGAACCGGTGATTTGCATACTATCGATTACATCAGTATTAAAATCTCTTAATAACGCTGGGGTAATTAAACCTTGTGTGTTATCGGGGAAGTTACCTTGATTTACCGCTTCTAATTGGGTTTTATTTAATATAGCCATACAAAATTATATTTGATTATTTTTTTATGTTTGTGAATAAGGTACTTCCGTTTGTCCGATACCTTGCTCTATTAGAGCACCATTACAACATTTACGTGAATAAGTGTTTGATTTGACACACAAACAAGCTCTACGATTATTTTTCGGAGAACTCTTTCCTCTCGTTGGTCCTAAATATACACCTGAGGTTGCTTGAAATCTAGCTAAATAAGCTGGTGTTGGCATAATGTAATGATTTTACTCTTTTAACAACGATACCGATAAAAGTATTCGTTATTAGTTTGCTTTTGATATAGCCTCTTTATGTAAGCGGTTTTGTAACTCATTATAATCTGATTGATATGATAGAAACAACAGGCATTGTTCTAATGGTAATTGTGTTATATCATCCATCACTCTAATGTCTCCATTTGCTAATTGGACAACGGAGGAATAATTTTTCCACTTTTTTCCAAAATTGACTTGATGTTGTGAGGAATTACCTCCGTATCCATCAAAAATTTCTGGATAGAATTCGGCAAGTCCGTTAATAAACGTACAAAAAAAAACAATGAACCAAAGTGAACATCCATTGGAACTTCTAAAAACCTATCTTCATTTATATAACCATCGTATGTTTTAATCTCATAGAGAGCTCCAGTCTTAGATGTAACAGGTCTATATAAGATACTCATAATCTTAGCCCAATTCTCATCTATTGTAAATGTATCATACTTTGCAATGTCCAAATACGCACCATAAGCCATCTTTGATATATTAGGTTCAAAGCCGTATTCCACTCCATTGATGGTTATAAACCTTTGTAATTCAAAATCAGTCTTACCCATAAACCCTACTATATCGTTTTTAATATTAGTAAAGGTTTCAGTATCTAATTGTGTTATGTACTCTACATTGAATCCACATAGGTGATGCATTAAACAGGCTATGTATCCTTCTTCGTTCTCACCATATACTTTTAAATCTTTTTGTAAGTTAAGATATTGCTTTAAGGTGATTGCTGACCATTCTTTTGGTACTGTTATCTTTATTTCTTTTTTCATATTATCTTTGGTTTTTCTTTTCTCTATATTGTTCAGGATTAATCAACTCTAAGTTAGTATTGATTGGAACTGATGTTACTGCTTTTATATCAACTGTATTCATCTTATCCAACAATATGGTTTGTAACTTTTTATTTAAAGAATTACGTTGCTGTAGTGTTGCCATTAAGGATGATTTAGCTTCTCTAAGTTCTTCTAATAACTTATTGTTAATTGCTTCAGTATGGGCTACATACTGTGCCATTGCCATAAAATCTTCTTTTGTAAGATTGTTTAAATCTAATTGTTCGTTTTCCATATTATCTAATTGTGATTGTGTATTTACCTTTATGCGCTGCAGATTGTGATAGTTCCATCATTGCCACATAACGAGCAGCATCTAATAAGTGGTCATTGAATCCAACGGGTTTATCTAATTGTTTACCGAAGCGGTCTGTTTCCCATTCGTATCCATACATTTCATTTACTAAGTTCTGACATGCTTTAGGTATCTTAAGTTTATAATTACGAAGGACACCAATACCAAAGTTTATTGAATCCTTTCCTTTCACTACTGGTCTAATATTAAATCCAGCTCTATTTAATTCTTCAATCATTCTTGGTTCTGACGAATCAGCCCATATTTGTTCTCTATCTTTTACAATTCCTTTTAATAGATTTATAATATCTGCTGTCACCATTCCTCTTTCATAGCAGTGTTCTAAAATGTATATCTCATTACCATTTAATTTCCAAAGTGAAACAAGGCCAACCGGGTCAGAACTGTAGCCAAAATCCAATCCGTATGCAATAAAAACGGCATCATCCGGTAACCATTCTACTATTTCAAAATCATAGATTGCTTTCTCATTCGTAGTGTACTCACCTACTGTATAAACTTGATACGCCTTTGGGTTTGTATTCTTTAAATCCTGTAATGCTTTAATCACACTCTTTTCTAAGAATGGATTGTTCTTATAATTGGTGAAATATCTCGTACAATCTTGCATCTCGCGAAGCCAGTGCCAAGGCGAGCAAGTTGGATTATAGCTTAGTATTATTTTGCCTGTACATCTTATAGATAATTCTAAATAAGAAGATGCATCTACTTCAGTTGCTTCTTCTACCCATAAGATAGAACTCTTAACACCTCTTAGTTTTTCACTATTGTCAGTTGATATAAATTGTATTTGTGAACCTGTATTAAATGAATACACGCGGTCTGTTGCATTCCAATCGTTTTCAAACCATAAATCTAACCCTTCCATTATCTCTTTGAAATCCTTCATTACAGTCCTTTTAAGAGATGGGATTGTCTTTCTCACAATTGTAATATCTTCTTTACCTTGTAGGGCCTGTACGATAGACCATTGAAGTATAGCATACGTCTTGCCCGAACGCGAGCCACCTATGAGATGTGTAACTCTTGTTGGAGAATCCTCAACGTGTTGATACGATACTGTAGTCTCTATATTAAGATTACTCATTAGGTATTTCTTTTTGTATGATGTGTACTGATATCTGCTGAATCCTTTGTTCTATTTCAGCTTTCACTTCAGTTCTACTTAACTTAGGTAGTGTGTACTCCATAAGTTTCAAAGCAAGTTCTATTGCTTTTTCAGGATCTTTCTTCCTTATCTTCTCCAAATCTTCGGATAGATGATTGAGCGTGTTGTTGGTAGCCCTAGCAAGATTTAGTTTCATCTGCTCGGTACTTCTATTCAAAGCTCCAACAGGTCTACCTGCTCTATTGATTCTCGTATCGTTCTTTTCAAATGCCATTGTAATCGGTTGTATTTAACAATATATACAGATATAACAACTATATCCACCTTTGTATTTATCGTTGGACCTTGCCCCCTTAAAATTAGGTTGTAACCTATTTCTCATATAGATTCATTCCATATACACCTTCTATTGGATTTCCTTTTGTATCATAGTATCTTTCTATCGGATTACCTAATATTGCAAAATACTCATTCTTTTCTAAATCAATAGGTCTTGAATTTTTTCCATTTGCATCTATTTCTGAATTACCATTTGGTTTTGATGTTATTAGGGAATACTTACTTACTCTATGTATTTCTTTCACAACATCTATTGCGTATTGTGTTGGTAAGTGTTCTAATGTGTGTCTACATAGGATTAAATCAATACTCATAGTTTCCAACTTTCTTAATTCTTCTAACATATCTCCACATTGAAATTTAATCCTATCATTGCCATAATTCTCATTATTAATCTCAACTAGCCTATCAACAATATCATTTCCAATATAGTTTGGTAATTCATCTTTAATTTCTTTCATCCAATTCCAATCACCACAAGAACAATCCCATATAGTTTTAATCCGGTTTTGTTTTATTATATCTACTAACACTTTACGAATGTTTTCAGTATAAGATAATGAAGAACCTAATCCAGATACCGAGCCATCTTGCGTCCATCCGTTGTTTACATATGTGTTTGTAAATAATTCTTTTAAGTTTTTCATTTGAATGGGTTCTTCTTCGTTAACTTTATATGTTGCTTAATCTTCTTTATGTTTAGGAAGGATGTAGACTTAGAGATTCCTATATCTTTACTCAATTTATCTAATGTCATATCAGGTGTAAAGAAATACAATTCAGCTAAACGGGCTGAACTCCACATCCTTGTTCTTTGTAGTTCGTTTATCTCTGTTACTATCTCATCATATGAGTTCTGCATTCTGATATCTAAATCTTCATCATATACTTCATCTACCTTGTCCCACTTTTCGGGTAGTTGTACATTCTTATCTCTTTGTTTGATTCGGTTTATCCAACGGGTCTTTAAGAACATATGTAGATAAAGCATATTGAATTCATCTATACCCCACCATATATTAGGATTACCTCTCTCTGCAATATAGGAATAGAGTTCAGCTACTAATTCCTGTCCGGCATCTCTATCCTTTGTAATATTATAAGCGGCTGCCATCAACCAATCATTTTTCTGTCTGAATAGGATGTCCAACCTTCTATTGTTTTCTTTTTGTATTTCTACTATTGTCATTCTTAAACACGTACTTTGATGAATTCTTTTATATCATCAATACATCTTGCCCATAACCCACCTGATGACCTACAGCTGCAAGGTTGATTTTCAGCCTTACCTCTGATTCTTGTACAATTTTCCCAAATCTTTCTTTGTGCTCCTACATCTGATGGTAGGTAATTTCCTATTACTTCCATTTCAGCTTTTATGATTTGAAATTCTTCATAAGTGAACGGCGCATAAGTGATTGCTTGTGTTGTTACTGTTTCCATTATATTATATTTTATATAATATAAATATAACGGAATTATCCTATAACTTTATTTGTCCGAAGTCCTCACATCCGAAGAACTTATCTAATTTATCTCGCCTTCTATCACATCCACAATCATGCGTTTTGAAAAAGGTCCATGCAATCCAATGTGCAAGTTCCTTTCCCCATCCGAATGTTATTACATTGATTAGGGATTCTAACCAACTCCCGAAAGGGAATATACATTTATTTTTATGCATAGCTTATTGCTTTACCTTTATATTTTGTTCTACCTTTTGATAACGTCATACACAATGAGTTATGTGAAAACCCATTTGTTCTAGAACACTCTTTAATTGATTTATAATGTACTCCGTCATAATAAATAGGACGAGTTACGTTTTCTCTGCCCAATACTACAAACGCATGTGTCATATTTTCTTTTCTAGTACTCCATTCTAAATTATCTACTCGGTTATCTTTTCTATTACCATTTTTATGATTTACTTCTAAAGGTATTTCTTTACCATCTAACTCAAACGTTGGTGCTGGTTTTGGAATAAATGCATTTGCTACCAATTGATGTACTCTAAACCATTTACGATGCTTCTTTACACCTCTTGGTGCATCTGAAAATATTCCAACTTCCCAATATCCTCTATTATGTTCTTTTGGTGCAAGAGTATATAAACCACCGCTTACCAATGCTCTCCATTCATTTTTAGAACTATACACTACACCTGATTTACTGATATAGTAGAAAGGATATCCATTAATTCTTTTGATATCTTCTTTTAGTTTGAAAGTTTCGTTTTCCATATTATTATATTTTATCTTTTAAAAGTTCATCTATTGCTTTCTGAAATTCTACGTCTAATGCTAGCTTAGAAATGTTTTGGTAGTATGCCATTCTTTTTTCGTAAGTGTATTCTGATACATCTAATACTTCAAAGTTCAATGGCGGAATTAGTTTGTAGCCTAATTCTTCCATTTCTTTTACGATTTGCTCCTTTAATTCTTCTTGTGTTTTCATTTTTTTGTTTTAGTTTTGTTATTTTGCTTTACTTCTACAATGGTAGGTTCTGGTTGAATATGTTTTTTTATTATCTTATCAACTATTGCGCTGATTTTATATCCATGCTCAGCACAATATTCTTTAAGTAATTGATGGGTTTCTGGCGTTATTTGTATCATTGAATATTTCATATTTTTGTTTTTATTATGTCCTCAAACATCTTATCAAATTCTTCTTCTGATATTTCACTTGTACCAAGCATTTTCTTTGGTTCTAAAATATCAATAGAGGCTGAGATAGGAGTTTGTATTTCTTTTTCTTTATTTTTATTCATCAAATATTCTTCAAATAAATCTTGATTATTCATAACTGATTGTTTTAATTGTTTAATACATTCCTCCAAAAATTTTATCAAACTCTGCTTCTTGTTCTTTAATCTTATCTTGTTCCTTTTCTTTTACTATTTCTTTAACCTTATCTTTAACTTGTTCTTGTTCTTTAACCTTATCTTTATCTTTAACTTGTTCTTGTTCTTGTTCCTTGGGGGTATCGATAGGGTATGGATAGGGTATAGATAGGGTAGCGATACCCTTTACATCTTTAATTAAATTTAGAGTATTTAATGTTTTAATTGCTGCAAGAACAGCTTTATTTTTACTTTCTAAAAAATTATCACCATACTGAATAGTACAAAATTTATTTACTATTAATTTTTCTTCAGTAACTTTAGAAAGCTTATCAGAGAATGTCTTAATTAAATCTTCTTCAGTTAAATTGGTATTACAGAAGAAATTAAGATTTTTTATATTCTTTAACCATATACCAGCATTATCGCAAGTATCTAGAATATAAATCCAAACTAACTTGTAGTCATTTGGTAATTGTGAGAACCATACATCGTTCCACTTGTTTGTGTCAGTAAATCTTTTAGCCATTATATTTTTTGTTTTGAGTTTTAATTATATTACAAATATACGAATAATATTTGAGATTACCAAAGAAAGAAGGGTTATTTACCCTTCTGTTCTTTTTCCATTACATCGGCTATTCTTCCGATATTGATTGCTAGTGTGTACATAGCTTCTGTCATTGATACTCCAATCATACCACAGCATTTGTTTGGTCCGTGTAATTCTGAGTTGTCTACTACTTCAGCTAACCAATTGATTGCTTCAGCGATTTCGTTTTGTTTTGTGTTTGCCATAATATTTGTTTTAAGTGTTTTGTATATATAAATATAACACAAAAACAGAAAACGATAAAAAATATGGACTTTTTCTAAAAAAAACTAAAAAAAGTTATCCACAGCCCTAAATCATTGATTTACAACGTATTATATAAGTTATTGATTATCAACGAGTTATGAAATGTGGATAACGTGTGGATAACTTTTCTTATTGACAATCAATGAGTTACGTTTTTGGGGGTAAAATTAACCCTTAAACCGTTTGGTATTCTCACAAGCATTTCGTATGTTTGTATAGTAAGGGTTGGGGGTATTCCTCAACTCACACTTAAAACAAATAAAAAATGGCAAATTTAACAAAAAGACAGATTTCAAACAGAATTAATTGGTT